ATTCTCTTTACCTACGGTAAATTCATGATACTTGCCTGACCTACAATACCCACTCAGACAAACAAGATCATTGGTACACATGTGAACATGTACATTTGGACTATGTAAGTATTTTTGAAACATGTTGGCTCCTGTGTTCGTTTGTCTATATTATAGCATGTCATTCAGGGTTTGTCAAGTGACCTGCCATTGTAGCCTCACCTACGCATTGGTTCAGTTTGTTACCTGCATCATCCATGTATGAGACTGCAAGTCTCAAGGTATTATTCTGGCATTGTTCTTGCTCTTGTATGAGCATGTTATGAAGTTCTTTGAACTTACGATTGAACTCTATGATCTTTGCTAGTTCCATATTGGCTCCTGTGTTTGCGTTTGTCTATATTATAGCACATCAATTCAGGATTGTCAAGTCCACATTCCAATCAGGTGCTACCCACCTGTGATGATTAGTTTTACAACTAATCACTGGAATCCATTCCTGATTATCACTGAACATACCTTGCAATTCTTGATTCATGGTTACACCATGTGATTCTAATAACTTTGTATCAACGTGCCACGTGTCACCGTGCTGACGGATACGCTGTTTTAGATGTTGATTCAAGCCCCGCAATTTGACTAACATTATAACACCTTAGTTTGGGTTTGTCAAGTCACTGGTTTACTTGTGTAACACAAGTACCTATGGATCATTCAAGATCGCTTGTGTACCTGTGTTACTTTCAGTATACCATGTGGTTATACAATTGTCAAGACTACCTCGCCCATGACCATTTAGTGATACGAAATTGCTCACGTTTACGGAATGCACCACTGGTTTTACGCATAGGTCCATCTGGACATACGTCTATTCGCCTCGGTCCGTTTGTGCCCACTGGTACAAGACGATCTGGATTGATACCTTGTCTGATTAGTTTCTCACGCTGTGTCATACATGCTCCTATGTTTGTGTGTTTGCGTTTGTGTGAACTCAAGAACTGATCTGTCAGATGGCTTGCCTCAAGCTCGCCAATAAGTATAACGACCAAAACGCAAATGTCAAGTTTGGGTCTGGCTTGGCACCGTAGGTGCTGTGCACATAGGCCCGCACACGCTCAGACGTTGCTAACACACGCAACGACCTTGGTCGTCACACGGCAACACAGGTGACGTTGGTCACCTTGGTTTAACTTCGTTAAAAAAACAGATGCAATTGAAGATATAGCTAATCAAACCAATGAATACCTATATCCCCAATCAATCCTCACGTATACACAGGTATGCACACATTATACCCAGGTCACCCACGGTCGAGCACCCAGGTACACACAGGAATGCAAATGTTGTGCCACACGGGTTTACCGTGGTACCCCCAAAGGGGGTAATCACGATTCCCATCGATAACTAAGGGTCTCATATTTTTTTACCAAATTATGACTAACAGGACATTAGATACATACATTAGTATACTATAGTAGTACCACTACACTATATACTAACTATATACTAAACCACTTAGGTTCTACTTCAGTAAACTTATTTACACTAATGGCATTCTGCATAAACTTCTCAAGTTCCTTATCTAGCAACTCATCTTTTCTTGTCTTCATCTCACGATCTACATCAGCAGACATCTGTTCTACCCAGTATGCTACTGCCATAGACAATACATCTAACCTGTCATCATGTACTAAAGCCCCACGTTCTCTAGTTATCCTAGTCATCTGGTAAGCTAACATGTACTTAGGTTGCTTTTCTGGTGGGTAGTGTTGTACTGAACTATAGTCTTTCTCAAGTGCTTTCCTGTCTATCACTAGCTTATGCTGATTCATCACAGGTTCTAAGACATCAATAATCCTTTTCTCTTTCTGGATGTTGTGTCTGACTTCTTCTATCGTCACAGGGTGAACCTTAGTCAACACAGGTTTAAGCAACTCAGTGAACATACCATCACCAAAGTTAGACTCCACAAGTACATAGTTTACCTTATGCTGCCTTGCGATCATGCTTATGGTCTTTAGTACACTTTCTCCATAACCACCCTCTATGCCACCAAAGTCTACGACATAAAGATAACCATTGAGCATCTTAACTACAGCGTATGCTGTCTCGTCTTGCCCACGACCACTAGGGTCTATAGCCAGGAGAGAACCCGTGTAATCAATGTAATCTCCAACAGTATCCAAGGGCTTATAATAAAAGTCACCAGGAAGACCGACATTAGGAATGTCCACAATCTTATCTTTATCTCTTCCCCAAATAATCTTCTCTGGTCCCTTTTCACTATCTACATCCATTATAATCAAGTCCTCAAGTTTAAGTGGGTATCTATTGGCATCACTTAAACTCGTGTCTAGCATAAACTGTAGGCTAAACCCTGATCTACCATAGGACAACTCACGTTCTAAGAGATCATGGTCTCCGAAGCGTTTTGGGTCAGTAGGTTGTCCTGTGATGGTAGGATCAGAGTCTACCTGCTTAGTCAGTGTATCCGCTAGTCTACCATTGTACTTAACAATATCCTTTGGGTATCTAGCGGGCCATATTTTAACTTTGTATCCACGTTCAGGTAATACTTCATACAAACTCATCTCAGTCTGCGGTGTACCTAGATAGACTACACGACCATCAGGTTTCAAGACAGCATCAAACTCTTTAACAGCTTCTGCGATCTTGTCTCTCATAGTTTGTGTCATGGAGTTATTAGGTATCTCTATGTCATCTGCAATAATCAAGTCTGCACGGCTACCAGCCAACTGACCAGTGATACCAGCAGACTTCACAGAGGGACTGTGAGATGCTTTGGCAGGACCAACGTCAAAACTAATCTTAGATTGACGCTGGTTGTCTTTAGGAATGAGATGATGAAGAAGCGGCATCTCCTGAATAAGCCGCATGGTAAAGGTGCTGAAGTCGTCTGCTCTAATCTTACTTGCAGATACTACGAGTATTTTAACTTCAGGGTTAAGGTATAATTGGTGACATGCGAAGGCAGAGGTAATGTAAGATTTCCCTGCACCCCGAAATGCCTCTATGACAATACGTTTTTCATTAGACTGAAGATATTCAGCCATATCATACTGTACTGGAGTAGGCTCTGGAAGGTTTAAATGGGACCACACGACAAAGAGAAAGTTACGGAAGTCTCTTAGGTCATCTACTATCGTTTCCATTCGTCTACGTCCTTTGTATGAATTACTATATACTTAATATCCTAAGTAAATATAGGTATCAATAATTTGATCACGATAACTATAAGTTACCTTTTTACGATGAGGAACCCGCCTCACCTTCCTTATAGGCATATACGTGTTCACTTCTTTTTACCCTTTTTAGGTGGGCGGCCTTTTTTACTACCGTAAGTTCCTGGTCCTGAAGGCATATTAACACTTCCATTTTCTTAATGATTTATTAATACGTGAATCTGGGTCACGTGCCGTTTTGCTAGAAGTCAACTTGGCTTTCATACCTTTCATCCTAGCACAGAATGACTTTTTTCTTCCTTTAGACTCTTTGGACTTAGGGTTGGGAGCAGGAGGTTTTAAGTTCCCACCAGTAGCTTTGTTGTAACTCTTTCGGCCTTTAGCGTTAAGACCCCCAGAAGGATTCTTACCTTCTTTCCTTTGCCAAGCAGGAGATTTAGCCATTACTTTTTCTTCTGGTATTTTGCAGTCTTTGCTGCACGTTCAAAGTTTGCTTTAGTGGGTGCACCTTTGTCACCCGCTTTACGCATCTTCTCTCCACTACCTGCCTTGATACGAGCACGTTTTTTGTGGATATTTGCATAGAGTCCAGGTTTCATTAGTTTAACTCCTTTAGTTCTTCACGAGAAGGAAAAGGCATACTATTGACTAAATTGCCAAGAGGTGATCCTTCGGTTGCTAGTCCTTCTATATTGTTATCCTTGAGGAACTTTATGGAGTTCGCTATGTCAGCAGGGAGTGCTTCACCACTTCTAATCCTGCGAAGTAGCTCAAGTGCTACCGAACCATGCAGTTCCTCTAGTATCTCTTTCTTTGCTTTCATTAGAATGGTATAGGATCGCTATATCCTACTTCTGGTTCTGGAGGTTTTCTGTAATTCCTACGAAAAGTTTTTTTGTTCGGGTTAGCAACTTTAAATTTAGGAATAGGAGCATCAATACCTGCTCTTATACGTCCTTGTGCGGATATACGAGCCTGTTCCCTCCGAGCTTTAACAGGGTCTCCCATAGAAGGCTTGCTTTTCATTTTTTTTACTTGACGAGACACCCAATTAGCGGCTTTTATCATACGACCAGGGTTTTGTCCTTCTCTATTGACCCCAGGCTTTATTTTACCTCCACCTGTTCCTCCTGCAAAACCAAAACCTTCAATTATGTCACCTGTGTTTGTCTTAGGTGTTTTCTTGTAGTTTTTCTTTGCCATTAGGTAAGTCCCTCTTGATATACTGTTTTTCCATCATTCTTAACTGCACGTAACACACGTTTCCTATTTTCTTCTTTGTTATAGGACACATGGACCCAACCAGAAGCAGGGTCTGAAGGTGTGTAGAACTCAAGTATCAACTGATCGAACTCAAGGTTATCCCGAATCCACTCAGCTAACTCCATGTTGCTGATAGCAGGACATTCGATGTCTGCCGCCATGCCCTGCACGTGCTGACTTGAATCTCCACTTCCGATAGCACGGTTCAACTCCAGTACCCTTAACCCAGAGTTGACATCAACACGACCATGAGCATCTCGTACCTTCTGCAACACGCAGTTCGTAAGAATAACGAGGTTAATCATTTGTTCTTTGTTTGGGTTATTGTCTATCCCATGTCGAACTGCTGTTGAAGACTTGGTAAGCTCTTTGAGACTAAAGTTTTTACTTAGCTTCATCCAATAAAATCCTTAAATGTCTTAAACTGGTTGTCAGGCATCATATCTACAACATCATCTAACATCTTCTTCTGGTCTTCATCCAGGTTTCTTTCAATTGCGTCAGCAACGTGTTCTTTAGCTAACGACTGGGCTTTGTCCACGATTAACGATTGGACTACATTAAGGAGTAACGCTGGTAGCATCTTCTTCTTTCGGTTTAGTTGGTTCTGGGTTGTGTTCTGGCTCATCGTGGCTTACTTCAAACCAATGTTTGCCTAACATACCAATAATAGGCAAGAAAGCACCAAAAGCCAAGTTAATAAGGTCTTTACTAGACTGAGCTAGTTCGTCAGGCTTGTTTACCATAGTAAATACTAACCATCCGAATAGACCGAAGGCAAGTAGACTAATAAGAAATCTTGCCCAAAATCTAAGTTTCATCAATTGGATGTGTGGGTCATCCTTTTGTTTTCCACCATTTCTCACTGTTTTTTTCTCGTGTATTTCTTCCATTATTTCTTTAGTAGCTCTTTTATTGCATTAGTATTTGCATCTAGGGCTAACTTAATCTGCAAGATAGCATCAGACGACTTTTCAATCATGTCCAAGAGTCGAGCATCATGCTCTTCATCTTTCTTCCAGAATTCCTCTCGTTCCGCTTTCGCTAGTTCACTTTGGTATCTAATGAACCAAAATGCAGCTATGATGACACAGGCTGGTATGCCTAAGTCCATAACCATTTGATATAATGTGTTTACTTCTGGCATAACTTCTGTTGCTTGTGTTGGATAGTTATAATAAGAATCTGCTGGGTTTGGGCTGTGTCCACTCATGTTGACTCAGGTTTCGGATGTGCGTCTTTCACCTTCTTAATCTCCGCTTTCCAACCGTCATAGCCTAAGTGGAATAGCTGATCCATCTGGGTCTGCCAGGATGGGTAAGATTCAGCCCTTGCCCTAGCGTAAGCTTTGGAATCATATGCTGCTTGGAGTTCAGCAACTTTAGCATCTAAAGTTTCCTTGGAAACTGCTTCTTCTGGATTTGTCCAAACGATTGTATCGAAGTCATTATTTGTAACGACTGCACTTATGCCTAAATCATTTAAAGCATCTATTAAAGTTATCATAAGTTAAAACCTCCAAACTATTTTAATTCCTACTCCACGAAATGTCCCAACACTTGGATGACTTACTCTAATTCCAAAAACATCACCACTTGAGATGTAATCTTCAAATCTTACTCCGCTTGCATGGATTCCCATTAAAGAAATTGCTCTTATTTGGTTTGCAGAAAATGTTTGTGAACCTGACGCAACATTTGTTAAAGAGCTATTATGTTCATGATAATCTTGACCATCACGACCTATTTGGAACTGCATTGCTAAGGTACCAGTTGAAGTCGTTTGATTAAAAACATAATAGTCCATAGATACAACACTGCTTACACCTTCTGGGGCACATCCTACAATTCTTACATTAGTATTTGAAACATTCCCGGTTATCCTATAAGCATCATAGCTATTTGTACTAGCCGAATCTTTATCTACATAATACCATGCTGTTCTATCTGTAACTTTTGTTGGGAAAGTCGCAGAATTTAAATCCGCAGAACTCCCTATAGTCCCACTAAAAGTACCATCACTACCAAAGACCTCGTTGTTATTTATTTTAAATATCCCTGTCATTATTCACTCGGTTTAGGGTGTGCCTCTTTTACTGACTTGATCGCTGTATAGAAACCCCCTGTCTTATCTAAGGTTCCCTCGTTAATATCCTTGAATAACAAGTCGAATTGTTCGCCCAAGTCAGGGTACTTGCGGTCACGTTGGTATTGCTTGGCATCGTAGTCGGCTTGGAGTTCATCCATTTTACTTTTAACTTCAGGCCACTCAATAAATCTGTTTTCACCTGAAATGTCTTTAAATGATCTTTTGTAGTGTTCTTCGGTTTCAACATCAGCATCTACCGCAAAATCATTTGTTATTCCAAGTTCTTTAAGAGCTTCTACAATCATCCTGCAATCTCCAATATTGTTAAAGTGCTACTAAATCTTTGGTAAAAATTATCATTGCTTCTTCTATTTAATAATGTAGTGACCGCTCCGTTTTGTTTCATTAAAACCTCTATTTCTAAATCTCCACCAGAATGACTTGAAGGAGTATAAAGTTCTGTGTGATTTAATCTTACCCCTCCGGAATAAGCATTTGATGCAAGCCAATCACCAAACAACCCATCTGAACCCTCTGTTCCAATAGTTGCGTTTGAATTTGTATTATCTCGTAGCCTTCCATAAATATGAGCATCACCGACTGATGACGAACTAACTGTCATAGAAACAATAATTAAAAACTTACTGTTGCTTTTTGTTCCAGTAATAGTTGTTTTAAAAGGTGTTGAAAAACTAGCAAAGTTATTATTACTCGTTATAGTGGGTTGTGATGTTGTTGTGTGAAATTTTTGGTTTATTATTGTATTAGCAGGAATCCCAGATCCCCACTGTAAAGCTCCACTTCCACCATTGTCGTTGATGAGTTCGGAGCCACCTACTTTTAATATTCCTGACATTGTTATTTTTAAATTAAGTTCCTGCTATTTCGTAAACTACAATACTTGAAATTGATAAAGCACGTTCAGCATTAGTTGCATCTGCTGGTCTATTAAAATAAATATTTCCGTCATTTAATAAATTTCTCCAGTAAACTTTATATTGGATTCTTCCACCAGAAACATAGCTAAAATCTTGATCCCATATATTCGTTGTTCGAGTAAAAGTTTGTGAACTAGATTCTCCTGTGCTTCCTAAATCAAAAGCCATAGTCATAGTCACAGGTGTCGCATTAGGTTGAGCATCCCCTTTAAAACCAGTATCGCTATAAGTATATGAAGTGCCTCCTGAAGAATCATAACCTCGTTGCACTAAAATTGCCCCTTCTGAACTACCTTGCCCACCAAGACTAACTGTTAAAATTATATGAAAATTTGAATTTGTTTGTTTAGGAATTAAATCAACTTCAAACTTAATATTTCCACTAACTGTTTCAACTGCGTACCATTGTGACGTTGAGTTTTCAGTTAATGAAATAGTATTAGCAGTAATTGTCTTACCAACTACTTGTAAAATTGAACCTGTAGGAAAGGTCACATTACTTTCATCCAAATCTACTTTCCCAGTAGATACATTCTTAGTTGCTAGTGTAGTCCCACCAACTTGTAAAGTTCCCATATTATCTCACATCAAAAGAACCGCCAGTATTGACGTTCAAAGTTCCTGTTATATTGACCTCGTTCAGAACAGTTAATGATCCGTTACACGTTACTGTTCCTGAGAAAGTCACTGGTCCTACAACCATACTTCGGTCATTTGCGTTTACTGTTACGGAACCTGTGTACGAGTTGGTATTGTGTACCATGCCGTCTTTGAGTCTTAGTTCTGCCATTGGTTAGTTTGGTTTAGTGGGCCAAGTTATTGACCTAACATTATCTAATGTTTTTAGGTCTTTAGTTATGTCTCTTAAAGCTTGCCTATAAGTTTTCCACTCATCTGTCATGGTTGGTACATCGGCACAAGCCATCCAATCTGTTTCTTGAAGTTTAGTATTTCTAACTTCTCTAAGTTCCCTCAACAAATTGTCAAACTCACTTACATCATTCCCAGACGTTGCTTCTGCTATTTCAGCATCAGTCATGTCCATTAATTGACCATTTACTAATTTTTTCATGATGTTTTTAATCCGTATATCGCAATATGTCCTTCGTTAGCCATAGTTTGAAAGGTTCCTACTGTTGCAGAACTATAACTTGTATGAAAAAAAAGCCTTATTCTATCAATATCATCTCCAAGATAACTTCCATTTGAGAAGGAAGCTCCTCCATGTTGTTTTGCAGACGCATCGTTATCCATCCATAAAACCGATTCAAACACAACAGTCGGATATGTTGAATCTTTTAAAGAAAATTCAATATTACAATGCATGTTTCTTTTTCCACTTCCATTATTTGCCCCAACATGTCCACCAACGGGAATGTGTTGAAAAGTACTGGAAGTTAAACTCCCTGAATGGTTGGATCGTCTGTCGCTTACTGTGATTTTATAAATACCAGAACTTTCATAAGCTACACCTCCATTAGATTTTCCAAGCTGCATTCCTAAATTTGTAACATTTGTCGTGCTTCCCAATCCAGTACAAATAACCCGATATAGTTGATATGTGCTATGATCAATAACAACTCCATTACTTCCATTAATAAATTCTACAGAAGTAGGTGAACCTGAAATTGCAGTTCTATTTAAAAGTTTCCAAATTCCACCAACTGATGCAGGAGACACAACTGAAGAACCTAAAGTCCCTGCACTTAAAGTTCCGCCTAAAGATACATTATTACTACCATCTAAAGTAATATTATTCCCACTAGCACTTGGGTGCTTCAGGGTCTGCATCTTGACAACCGCACCACCATTCTGCGATTGGATCTCGTCTGTTTTAAGTATACTGGTCATGTTGGTTTAGGGTTGTCTGATTTTACTTTAGTTCGCTTTGCAGTTATTTCTTTCCACATAGTATCGTTGCCTTCTTCTTTTTCTGCTAAAGCTACTACTACATCTTGAATATTTGGGTATTGGGATGCTCTATCTCGTTGGTATTCGTTATCGTTCCATGCTTTTATCATTTCAGCATATTTAGCATCAATATCACTTTGAGATGCTGGAGTTTTACCTCTGTAATTAATATCAGTAGCATTAGAATCACCAGATATTCCGTGACCTACTAATTCTCTTACTGCATCTAATTTAGTCGGCTTTTGTAGATTTTTCATGCTTGTATTTCCATTACTGATAGATTGCAGTGTGCTGTTCTATATATTCCACTAGGATCATCATTTGCTATAATTAGTAGATTCCATCTCCAAGTATTTGCAGGAGCACCATTTTGTTTCCTTGTAACTACTGATAGTGTTTTATTTGTAAAATTTGCAGGAACATCATAAATCCATTGAAAATGAGTGGGAATATTTTGATTACTACCATCGCTATCTGTCCAAAAACTATGACTAAACATTAAATCTGTTACACTAGCTCCATCTGTTGAAACACCTATTGTAGTTGAATATGTATTATCAGTGATTGCGTAATGGTTTAAACCATCTACTGTTATAATTAACTTGTTGCCTTGTGTCGCAGAAAAACCAGTTAATTGAAATGCTTCTCCTAAATCAATTACAGTCCAATTTGTTGATATATCGTGATTCCTTTCAGCGTTGCTTGGAGTTGATAATTGTTTAACTTTATGCTGGATCACATGGCCTGACGGAAAAGTCGCATTGGCTAAAGAAACTCCACTTCCAAAAGTAGTATTACTCCCTAGAGTAACTGTAGGATTATTTTGATTAACAGTTATTTGACCATCTGATGCTATACTAATTGCATCAGTATCAGAAGCACTCCCTATTGTCCCACCATCGGGGATTACAATTCCTGTCATACGATCACCATGATTCCACCTGAAGCAACTTCAAGGGTTCCTGTCGAAGAGATTGTGAGGGGTCCAGCAGCTACTGCCGTTTCATCGGATGCAATGGTTACTGAGGTAGATATGGTATTCTTGTGTCTTATGATACCTTGCTGACTACGAATACCACTTACGTCTACCTTTGAGATCGTGCTAGATCCTGCACGTAACTCTAGTTCATCTTTGGTAGTCTGTTGTATACCTGTGTCTACAGCACCTTGAGTTCTTGCCATTATGCGTTCTCCAAGACTGACATAACCACATCTACTCCTGCACCTGTGGGTATTACATCTATATCATCCCCACTTTCTAGCACAATTTTACCTTGGATAACTTCTATTGCCCCACCAACAGGAATCTGTGCATTATCTAGTAACTTTGTTCCTGCCATCTTAACGGCAACTGTAGAAGTAGCACTTGCACTTGTGTTTGCTACGTTAAGACCAATGATTACATCGGTAGAAGTTGCGGCTCTTACCTGGGTAGCGGCACCTTCGGCAGCACCAGCGGCTATAGTTTTTGTGTAGTTTTTAAATGCCATATTTTATCCTAATGCCAAAGCGAGAGCAGTGGCTTGTGAGTCTGTGTATGCTTTAGTAGAAGCATGGTTATCTGCGGTAGGTGCTCCAGACAAGGTTAATGCTCCTGTCATTGTGTCACCTGATTTAGAAACTTTTGCATTAATGGTACTAATATTAGAGGCTACAGTATTTACATCAGAAATATTATCTGCTACTGTATTCATATTTGATACGTTATCTGAGGTACCAAGCACGTTCATATCGTTGACAACATCAGCCGTACCAAGAACATTCATGTCATTAACAACATCTGCTGTCGCTAATATGTTCATATCATTGACTACATCGGCAGTACCCAGTATAGCCATGTCAGCTACAGCATCAGCAGTGCCTAAACGTCCAATCTCAGTTGCCTGACCTGCTACTGTACCAATATCTGTGGCATCGTTTGCTACTGCGGTTACATCGGCTGATATACCTGCAACTGTAGTTACATTACTTGAGATTCCAGCTACAGTAGTCACATCACTAGCAATACCAGCGACTGTAACTGTAGAACTACTTCCGTCTACATAGGTCTTATTTGCGGCATCATTGGCAGACGTAGGTGTAGCAACACTAGAAATACGTTTTGGAGTGGATGTCCCAGGTTGTGTAGATTTATATGTATCGGTACCTGAGTCATACAGCATAGCATTTTCTGTACTAATTACAGCTTGCTGTGCTACGTGGAATACGTTCTTAGCAGAGTTATCTAGGTCTTGTTCTGTTAGGATTGATGCGTTACTAAAGTCAACCGCTGGTGTCTTTAGGTCTTGTACTGCTCTACGTAGTTCGATAATAGGTGCAGTAGAAGATGTTGTAAAATCAATAGCCAGACCACTAGACCCATATAAAATAGTAGCGGCTATGGCTGACTTACTAAGTAAGATTTTTTGAGTTGCAGTATCAATAGTCCAAACAGTATTACTTGTATCTGTCCAAACGGCTGGTCGGTCATTTAACTCAATACCTGAAGAATCAGTATCTTCAAGAAACCCATTACCTCCTGCGTAATTCTGATCATCTGTCCTGTATATTCTTATACCATTAACATATACCTTAAATACGTCACCACTTGTGGATTTGTATGGGTCATTAGCTGATGGAATATAGTCAAGATCAGCATAAGACAAAGCAATTAAATCTGTGCCTCCACCATGGTAAGTCCCAGTCCAGGGATTCAAAATATAACTGGTTAATGTAACGTCTGTACTCATGTTTTTTTAAAGTTCAATCCGTAAATGTCGTATTATCTTTGGTTCAAATCAAAGAATGCTTCGTCACCTTGTAATACGGTTGCTTCATTTATCTTGTCTTGAATGACTAAATCAAGTAACTCAGGGTCTGAGCTTAGTAACCTCTTTTTACCTGCGTCTTTGTACCTGCGTAAAATCTTCTTGACTCCTTTAACTCTAAAGTCATCGTAGTCAGGATCGTACTTCCTATTAGGATTAAAGTTGTACTCTTCAGATTCCATAAACACCTGGAGTGCCTCAGTCAACCTTAACCCACCAAGTTCAGTAGTACCAATTAACCTATTTAACTCAGCATACTGAGGTCCGTTAAGTTCTACGTTACCCATGTACGTGTCAGGAGGATCTATTGATCTACCCATACGTACTATTTCATTAATGTACTTGTTAGGCCGATCTGGTGCTACTGGTATTCCTGTGTTATACCCAAAAGGGGAAACTACAGGTTCACCAGTAATCCAGTTATGCTTAATAGCATTGTACCCTGTAAGTTGAGGTGCTCTACGTAAGAACTTCTCCTGCCATTGAATAGCTTCTTGGAATCCTTCGGCCCCTTCGTAAAGACCATAGCTTGTGGCTACATCATGGGACTGTTGAATGATACCAGGAATCATGTTGGCACCTAGTTGAACAAAAGGTTCATGCCATCTGTCTGCATTACCTGTGGTAGTCATGGTAATAGAGTCAGCCATGGTTTTAAGACCTTGTAAATAAGTCCTATCCGACATTGCTCTAATTCCACCAAGTATACCCATTAACGCCATTTCCTCTAGTGTACCTTCTTCTTCTGCAAATACATGT